CCCCTGTTCAGCCCATTCCATAAGATTTATAGCAACCCTATCTGCTTCGTTTTCCAATTCCTCTTCATCACCTTCATCCATCACAGGAAGAAGGGTTTCCCCTCCTTCTTCCCAAAGTTGTTTCTGTTTATCAAATATATTTTTAGATAGTTTTTTATAGCCTTCAGATGCTGGATAATTATCTAAAATATCTTTGGGAGCATAAATTTTGACAGGGTAAGACGTATCTAGAATCCCCTGAAGGAACCCAAGATTCTCTACAATCTCAATAGCCTCTTCTTGTTCACTAGGAATATCGTAAGTGTACTCATACTCATCTTTAGCATCTTCCATTATTTGTTGAGCAGCATTATTGGCCCAATCTTGCAACTCATAAGAATCATATTTAGAAGAGGCCACGTATTCATCAATAGCTGATGAACCATAACCCTGCTCAATATTGCTCATTATTTCATCAGCTAAAGCACTGGCATTACCAAATCCATCTACGTATTCATTAGCAGAATGGCCTGTCCCAAATATATCGTGTATCGAACCCAAACTTATAAAATCTGGATTAAATTGGTCTGTATCAAACGGCTCTTCAGTTGACCTTGCATAAGCATCCATATCAGGATGCTTAATAACAAGAATCTCCCTCTCATTCCCATTATATGAATGAGATAAAAAAGTTGACCATATATTATCCTTATGCAATTTGGGAATATGAATCACAACCCCTTCATCTTTACTTTCTGCAAAACCCGATGTAGCGGTATCTTCATTCATGGAATAACTACTTAAAGAATTTGATTCTATCGATGCTGGTTCATAAGAATCGTTATACAGAGAACTATAATCTGTTTCATCTAATTCATTAGCACTAGTTCCACGATAAACTTCAATCGTATCGCTATTAGGAACAGCTACATCTAATAATGCTCTGGTAAGATTCTTATGAATAGCAACATACGTATCTAGATTCTCCTGATTGAAATGAGCAGATTTAATTTTATCTGGGACAAACATCCTATCCCTCTCTCGCTCTAATAACTCATCAATACTAGGTCTAGTTCTTCTATCACCATGAAAAATGACCTTATCATCAAACTGTCTTCCCACACTTTCCTTTAAAATACCACCCCATTCAGAAGAAGATGACCCCTCCCAATCCCCTTTTGATAACTCATGAATTCTACCAAACAAAGTCCCATAATATAGTTCATCAAAAAGTTTAGGTAAACCGGGATTGGAATCATAGTCACTACTAAAATCCTGCTCTAATAAATTAACAAAGTCATCAGAAAAGTTACTAGACCATCCATCAAAAGAAACCTTACTCAAGTCTAGACTTCCTTCGCCCTCTCCCGGCTCCATACCGGGAAGATATGCTTGTTCAGTAGTATCAATCTTAGACCCAGTTTTAAGAAGTGACTGAAAAGCCTCTACAGACTCCATATCAAAATCCACTTCTCCAAATATAGCTAATCTATCTCTGACCGCAAAAGTGGTCTTCTCAAGGTCTGCTTTAGAATGCCTTAGAAGCGCAATAGCCTTTTCTCCATGTGCTATTTGTTTTCCCCTCTGCTCCCTATATTCCTCATATCCCTCACTATCAGGGCCAATTAAAAATTCATCATCAATACCATGCTTTTCCGCATACTCTTTCCAAGCATCAGATTGGAGTTTTTCTAAATCAATCGTATTCAATATCTTATTAGCTTGAGTACGAACAGCCTCTAGGTTTGTAACAGGAATAGATGATGCTAACTTACTAATAACATAAGGATTTTCTTCCGTATCAACCATTGCCAGTAGAGAAGGATGATTTGGGTCAATATAGGATAATGCATCAATACCAGTTTGACGTAAAATCTCTCCACCAGTTAAAAACGTATCTATATGAGAATCAAATTCATCAACACTCATATGTTCCGATAGGAAATGAAAGGGTAATGATGAATATTCCGATAAACCTAAAAGTCCAGTAGGAATATTCTCATCGGAGAAAAACTTCGCTAAGTCATCTATATCCCCGTTCTTTAACATATCTTCATAGATAGCAAGCGTTAAGTGATTTATACCAGCAAGCACATCCTTAGTTTCATTAGAACCCTCACGACCACCTGAAACAAAATTCATATGAATATGCGAAAGCAAATCTTCATCTTTAAGAGAGTTCAATAAAGAATCACGCATAAACGCTTTATCTTTCGGAGAAGAAGCATCATAAACTTTTGATATTAAACTATCTACTCCTATTCGGTCAGTGGAAGTAATGAACTTGAATAGGTTATCTCTAGAAAATTGAAGAGTCTTATCCAATTCTTCTCTATCTATAAAGTTCTCTATCGAATTAATGAGACTAGCATTTAAAATTTCTCTATCGTACCTTCCACTAATATCCAAAACTCCATCTATATATAAATCAACTAAATCTTGAGGTTGAGAACCATCTACAGCAGCACTTGCGTATCGGACAAACCCATTAATGGGGCCAAGAACATACTCCATATCTCCTGAAAAATTTTCCTTATTAGAAACTATCTCTTCTACATTATTGCCAAACTCATCCATTTGACTTAAAAGATACGGACGAATCACCAGATTATTAATAGAGTTCCTATCTAGTAAAACTTCATCTCCAATATCTTGCAACGCATTGACTTGTAGTTGTGCATAATATTTACGAACAGGAAAGCTCTCACGTAACCTCTCACGTAACAAGGATACTATACTTGAAGCTCCCTGAAGTGTATCTATATCAAGCTCTTTCAACATCCCTAAAGTTGTGTCTATATCTTCATCGAATGCTTTCTTAATATGAGAGATAAAGTCTTTCTCAGCATCCGTTAATTCCTCAGTAGACATTCGTTTATCAAGAAATCTTTTCATAAGAGCATCAAAGAATTCATCTCTATTTCCGCTCAATTCATGTATCTTTTGTTCTTCTTCCTCTGCATCTTCGGGGCGAACCCATCTATGTGTCTCTTTCTTCCACTCTAGACCACGGGCCTTCATTCTTGCTGCAACAGTTTCATCAGGTGGAGCAGATGTAAAGTCTCTAAATTCAACAGCTTGTTTATCTAGAGACTTGGATTTATGAAACTTTGGATTATCAACCATTTGATTAGGAAGTCTAATCATACGTGGGTTCTTTAAATTCCGACCTAAAATAATAAGTTCTTCTTCCCCTTGTCCCTCAGATTTCATAGAATTCATATCTAAAAATACATCATTTCTACTTACCTCATACATCGCTACATGCGGAGATGACACCCCTTTCTGAGAAAAATAACTACCAGCAGCCGTAGCAGCACTCAAAGATGTCGGCATGGGGCTATCTTCATTATGAATCTTGCCACCCCGAAACACATAAAACTTTTCAGGTAATCCCCTATTCTCCAAGGATTTCTGAGTCATATCCCTCAATCTATTAAGGGCCAATTTAGCCTGTTTCTCAGTAACATTTTCCCCTAACTCTTGTGAAAAAACATCGGCAGCGTGTTCATAATCAAGTTCCCCATCAACACATTTAAGAGCCTGATAAAATGGCTCAGAATGAAGTCCAGCTACCTCAAATATTTTTCTAGAAATTCCTTTCAAGGAACCAAACTGTTGTAAGGCATCCCCATACTTATTTTTCTTATAAAATTCAGGTATGTCATCATAATGAATCTCTTTAATATCGGACGGTATCTCAGGAAATGGGTCATTCTCATCAGTTGCCCAATCAGGTTTAGGAGTTAATCTAGGTGGATAATATGACTTAAAATACCTACCTTCGGGAGAAATGAATTCATTAAGTATCTGTTCTTTTATATCTTCTTCCGACTCCCCAAAAAAAATTTTCTGACCATATCTTAGGAAAGAAAGAGCAAAATTATCAGTATCTTTAATATGGTCAGAGAACATACTTGAAGTACGGTCAGAATCTTTAATAGGATGAAACACAAGGTCTACATCTTTGAGTTCTGTCTCTACTAAAGCATCCCAACTCATATCATACGTAGGCATTTGATATTCGGTGTCAGAAATCGCTATTTCTTTTACATCTTCGGGTTTAATCCAGCGTTTGGGACGCATCCAGTCACCAGACTGCGGTATAAGACCACGGCGTTTAGCATTAGAAATATCTTCAGTAGAAACAGCTTTTTCTATAGCCGGGGCTGATTCCTTCAAAAGATTTTTAGGGACACCAGACAACTCTTTGTTACCTAACAGATTAAAATATGCAATAGGAGCTGGATTGTCCGGGTCATCACTATAAAGAATTTTAGTAGTGCCTAAATCCAACGAAAAAGTACTCTCCATTGCCTTTAATGTATAAGAATCAGAAGATTGGTCAAGTGTAATATCTTTTAATGATTCCACTGGTATCTCAAATTGAATAATCACCGACAATTTATCATATAAATGTTTTTTTTCTGACCCAACCTGTCTACCGCCAGACCAATGACTAGCGGCCACAGGAGACATATTAAAACCAGCACCAAATCCTCCACCAGTTTTAGCTGCGTGTATTGCCCCATCAGTTAATATACCAGTGGCCCCTTTACCAGTTGTACCATGCCAAACCGTAACTCTATCTAAACCTAATTTTATAGCTCTCTCATATAAATTTTCGTCATTAGCCCCATTCTCGTTCAAAAAATCAGGCTCAACTAAATCATTTGCATCAGACCTTTTAATAACATTACTATAACCACCATCGGTAATATCTTGTGGACTAACAAGGTTCATAGCCTCTATTTCAGCCGCTTGCTTACCTTGGTTATCTCGTGCAATTTCTATAAGGGATTTTGGTACTTCAGGAACCTCTATTTCTTTTGCATCTTCGGGGCGAATCCAACGATACGGATGCTCCCAATCCCCAGACTGCGGAACCAAACCTTTACGTTTTGCTTCAATCATAGCTTGAGATTGTTTAGCTAACCACTCATTTAATAGTGTTAATGTCATATATTATATTCCTTAGTAATCTTCATACTCATCATCATACACATCAGCAACTCCATCCAAGTATTTAGTAAAGCAAGTGTCATCGGATGGGATGCTCCCTAGAAATAACATCTACGTCTACACCCTCTTCAGAAGTATGCAAAATAAGTTCACCCTCATTTCCCCCCTCACCAATAAAATTCAGAGAAAAAAATGAAGCCACAATATCATCTACTGAAATTGTTCTAGCCAACACAATGTTCCCAAAACTTCCTGCTAGATTAGGAGAAATAGACCATGAACTTAATGTATTATCGATAGCCTCAGTTTTACCTATATCTGGAAGCTTCTCCTTTGATATGTTAACCCCCCGATAAACTCGTATTGTTCCATCTCCGATAATATCCCTCCATATTTTCTGCTCTGCATCCATCATGTTTTGAATATCTTTACTCTTCTCAATAATTTCATTTTTTGACGAGTTACTATAGGCTGGATTGCTAAACTCACCATTTTTTAGATAAAAAACTATATCATTAAATTTTTGGGAACGAGAATTAATAGAAGAACTCTGCCAACTATTCACAAACCCTATAGCAGAAGAACCCATTAATACTTTTCGTAATTCCACAGAATTGGCTATCTCAAAAAGCATACCATCTAAATCTTTTTCTTTATTCTGTAAATGTGAGTGCCACTCTATAAGTTCACGATTCTCAATAGGTCTATCAAGCTCATAAGAATCAGGGTATCTATCCCATAAGCTAGAAAGTCTTTCCTTAATAATATCAGGCAAATTACTAGTCTCTAATAAATCTCTTGTTTTGTTAAATACCGAATTATTAACGCTATCTTCCTCATAATTAAGATTAGGGTTCCGAAATTCTGCTGTAAATGAATCTTCCTTGTTCTGATACATTATTGATGGAACAGAATAAACCTCAACATCAGAATCAGGGGGAGTTATACAACGATGTGTTTCAATACCCCTTCTATCAATAATCCTTTTAGAGCGCAAATGTGGTGGACAATCAATGTCCTGTAATTCCACCCAAGTATTTAATAAAGTAAGTGTCATAATTTATCTTGAAAGGATACCTTCTCAGGATATTCCCAACGGGAGACAACATCTACATCTGACCCTTCCTCTGGAGTGTATAGAACAATCTCTCCTTCAAGTAATGCTAATTGACCCTTGCTCATATTCTGTAATTGGTCATCTGTAGGTGTATTCTCTCTCCTCCAAATAGAATCTTTTTTCCATCTACCAGACTCACCCTCTGCAAAATGTCTTGACCCAAGACTAAAAGGAGAAAAAATAATATCATCAGCAGTAATAGTTTTAGCCAAAACTACATTTCCAAAACCATTAGCCATCTGTGGAGAAAGACTCCATGAAGATACAGGAAAATCAGCTACTGTATTCTTACCCAATTCAGGAACAGCCTCAGAATCATATATACGAATACCCCGGTATACCCTAATGGATTTATCCCCAATCAAAGATTTCCATAATTTTCGTTCATTCTCAATGAGTTTAGAAACAGCTTGACCCCGTTCTTCTAATATCGCTGGAAAGTCTTCCACCCAATAATCGGCTGGAGAGCCAAGTTCTGGTCGATGAATACTATTGTAATCATCTGCAAACCTAACTTCTAAACCACTAAATAGATAACTCACTACTTCTTGTAATACCTGTGCTGGCTTACCCATAATAGAGTTCCCTTTCCAACTATCTATCATATTCTCTACACGAAAATCTCTAAAACCGGGAACTTCATTAGGCTCTTCCCCATCCAAATCCTCAAAATCAATAGAAGATTCCAACTCAACAACATCTTTCATTATCTTGTCATATCCAATCTGGGAGATATGATAATTCAGTTTATTACGTAATAAATTCATCTTATCAGTAGCTTCTGGATTATCAGGAATTCCCATCACATCCCAATCAGGATAGTTTAAATATGTTTCTATCAATTCGGAATAATCAGAGTTGAGTTTTTCATCATCCAAAAGCCGTAAAAATGCTACGGCACTTGACCTATTAACAATGGGTGACCATTCAAAAATATGTCTGGCATTAATAGGCTTTCCCCCAAGAACATGCCTCTCTTTATCATCTTCAGGAAGCCCCTCAATTGTTACAGTAGCCACGGTATCATCGGGAGTCACACAACGATATGTTCTACGCCCTAGCCTATCAATGATACGTTTAGGGTGTAAATGTGGTGGACACTCCATCTCTTGTAGTTCCACCCATTCATTTAATAAGGTAAGAGTCATTAAAGGATTCCAGAGAACCTAACTTTTTGAATAGACTGCTCTACCATAGACTTAGCATTAGTCAAGTCCATCTCTCTCTGAACTTCTAAATCCTCAGATTCAAGTTCTTCCTCAATCTCTTTTAGATAGCCCATCTGTTCTTTCAAGAACTTTCGTAGCTTGAAATCTGTGATAGCTATCTGGGCTTCCATTTCGGACATATCAGCTAGTGGCATTATAATTCCTCTTCATATTGGCCCCTGAACAATCCCGGCGCAGTTGCCCTGAGTAATTTAATCTGAGCATCCAAATCATTCCAATGTGACTGTTCAGTAGGAGAATCACCGTACCGATAAGTCTTTATATCTACATCTCCCTTACGTGGCATTCTGGCGATTCTTCCTTGCGCCTGAACATAGTTAGCGGCTTCAGGTGGAGTTCCTATCACATGGAGTTGGTCACCATTCTGTAGATTATATCCACTCGATGATTTGCTATCAATCAAGATAAAAGGAATATCTCCCTTTCGGAATTTTTTAACTCTATCAGACATTTCCATTCCTGAAAGACCACTAGAATATGTAGTAGAAGCAATACTCTTTATCTGATTCTGGTTATAGCCCATATCCTTTAACATTTCAGTTAATGCATTTCGTTGCGTTCCACTATCAATATAAACCACATGCTTTTTATCAGAAGCACCCTCAAGTTGTTCTCTCAAAGCTACTAACCGACCATTATTCTGCCAATCTCCACCATCCATATTTTCTTGATGTTGCTTTTCAACTTCCTTTCGGGCCTCTGCCTTGGCCCTACGTGGTAAAGTTGTTTCCCAATTTGCGCCCCTACGTAATCTATGATTTGGATTCTCTCTAGCTTCATCCATTAATGTCTTCTGATGCTCAGAGATAGTTTTATCTCTAGTAGATTCAATCTCTTTTTGTCTCGCAATCTGAGAATCAGTTCTGGTTATATCAATAGTATCGGAATTCACTTTAAAGGTAGGTTGAGTTATTCTGTCACCTGAAATATATGGTGCAATAGTCTCGTAAAATACTTTTCGTATAGCCGTATCTTGAGCATTAGTACCAGAACCAAATCCACCAAACGTGTGTTGGAATGTAGTTTTGGCTCCTATATCCGTTGCTCCAGATGACCATTTAATCAAGTCATAAACTTCTAGAGGAGAACGTCGGGCCGGGGTAGCAGTTAATCCAACACGATGGTCAATCGGCAATTTCATCAAGCATCTTCCTAATGCACCCATATTACCGCTCTGACCCCTAGCCTGTAATTCCTGTGGTTCATCGATACAAATACCACCAAATTTTCCTATCTTCTCCCCTAATTCAGCATTCGTTTGAATCTTCCCCAACATTTCATGAGAACGAGAAAGTTCTCGATGACCCGTTATAAATAAAGTACCCTTGGCAGAACTCAGAAGAATATCATCAACATCAGATTTGCTTGCACCTTCAGGAATCAATTGAATATTCATACCTTCAGGCAAAGTCATAAACCTATTCGCCTCATCAAACCATTGTTGCGCTCTGCCTTTAGGTACAGCAACTATAGATTTATAGTCTGAGTTTTCTTGCATCTTATGAGCAAAAAATCCAAGTGCTGTATTGGTCTTACCAGCACCAACAGTACGAGTGATTAATCCACCACCCTCTCCTGTGGGATTATCCGCAGACTTTTCAGTAGTAGCTAACAACCAGTTAATATCATTTCGTTGTTCCGCTCTCCATTTATAATCAATGGTCTTAGAAGTATCTTCTTCACCCTCTGGAACAAATCTATCATTCCAGAATGGAACATCAAAATCTTCAACGATGACGTTACCATCATCATCCTCACTCAAACCAGTATCATCAGTCTTTATCTTATCGTATTTATCGTGTTTTGCTTGCAAATCTTTCTCTTGAGAAATATGTTTATCTAACCCATCAGATGAAAGGATAACATTCCACGTACCTTCTTCTGTAGGTTGAATATCATAAGAACCCTCTTTCAATCGTAAATTAGATGCTACAGTTTCAGCATCCCTTCTATGTTCTCCAGCATTCAAAGTCAAGACGTTATCTTTCGCAGTACGAACTTTCACCAGTTGGTCAAACAAAGTTGCTGATGCTTGCATGGAGCCTAAAGAAACACCTAGATTTATTCGTTGTTCAATCAAATTATTTCTCTCTAATTCCGAAACCTTAACTTTATCTAGCAACTCACCAGATTCTTTCTGTTTCTGTATTTCTTCCATCTGTTTAGAGAGAGTGGAATGTCTAATTAAGGATTTTCTTTCAGTCTCCTCCAGATTTGAAGCATTAGCAGTACGGATGGAATCTATTGTTTCATCCAATTTAGCCGAATCAGCTTTGTATTTATCACGTATAGCCCACGCTACCGATGAAGCAGCAAGTTCTATATTTCCTTTCTCCATCAATATACGAGTATCAATCTTCAATCCAAGATGTTCTTTAGCCAAAACAGCTAATGCTGTTGCGGCTCCAGAATCCATATGGAATTTCATCGTAGACTGAATTTTACTACCAGCACCTGAAATCTCTTCAGTTAATGATATATCATCATTCCAAAATTCTCCGACAGCATCATAGAAAGCTAATGCCTGATTATTTCTAGTCCAACTATCAAAATTATCCTTGGTTAATTTCTCTAATTCATCATCATCTATATTCACATCTATAGCAGAAATAGAATCCCTCAAATCAGATAGTGTAGAAGGAGTAACAACATTAAGAGGAACTTTCTTTATTTTTTCTGACTGTAATTGAACCTCTTTTCTCGTTTCAAAATAAGCACGAGTTTTTTCAATGGCTTCTTCCAATTGTTCTTGAGATGTCAATTTCAATGGTTCAGAAACTGCTGTACCTAAATCAACAGTGACAGTTTCTTCTTCAGGTTTTTCAGGAACTTTATCCTCTTCAGCTACCCCATCAAGTTCATCATCCTTCCCCCCAAAGAATTTCTCAACTTCTTTATCAAAATGAGTAGCGATAGCAGACTCTTGTTTTGATGGTGTCATTTCGGCTATTTCAGCAATATCAGGTAATGGTATAGAAACAGGTTCAAACTTCGGAAGTGCCTCATTAATCTCATCCAGAACATCCACATTTATAGCGTCAGATTCAACTACTTCCTCTATAGTAGTGCCTTGAGGAATTATAGTATCTGGTATAATTGAAGTATCAACTTCTTTTTCACCCCCTGCCTCTTGAACCTCACGCAATTTTCTACCGACCTTAATCAAAATAGCCTGACGTTCTCGTTGAACACCAGTTGATATTTTTCGATTGGCTTGAGTTGCTTGTCTCATTATAGTATCAGTAATACGTTTTGCCTCAACAGAAGAATCCTCACCTAGAACACTTTCAACATGAAGTTGAACTTCATCTTTCTTATCTAATAATGCTTTAGTGTCAGTTTTCTTAATTCCTAGTGCTTCAGTCATAGAATCAGCGGCACTCTTTAATCTATCTCTAGCCTCTTGCTCTAAACCCCTTTTCTCTGCAATAACTTCAGAATTAACTTCTTCCGCTTCTTCAATAGTTTGTTTAAGTTCTTTATCCCGTTTGGATTCCTTTGGAGTCCCAGTGAGAATAATATGTTTTCTTGCCTCAACATCTTCAGATTGACCACCACCACCTGTTAAAGCGAATAATCCATCGGGGCGTTTAGTAATAAGAATATGTCTCCCACGCAATGGACTCTCAGGGTCATTTACTGTTATCCAAACTGAATCCCCTGTTTCAACACCTTTAGCGTTGAATTTCCCTTCCCCACTCATCGGAGTAGATACAACGGCTTTTTGAATCTTCAAAAAAGAAGACAATGAATCAACATCAATGATAATATCTACTGAACCGTTACTCAATGAATTATCAGGACAGGTACAATCGTGATAACACTCGCACGTATGATTTTCCAAGACACAATCACAACCGCTACTGCACTGAGCACAATGAAAAATAGAAACTTGTTTCTTTAATAATTTCAGAAGCATCTTCTGCAAAAATTCTTCGGGAAGAAGCCCAGCTTTCTGGTCTGCAAATTGCCTGTCTCGTGGAGAAATATAATTTTCATCACCGGGCTTTAACATATTACCAGAATCATTACGTAAATGAGGCCCAAAGTTAACCCAAGAATTTTGACCACGAGTTTCAGTAGTCATAGCTTTACGAGCAAGGGGAGAATACAATTGTCTATGTTCCGTCCACGCATTCTCTTCCCCTCTAGCCCCAAATTGATTACCACGAGAATGTCCAATAACATCATGAACAGCCCTAAACAAATCGTTATAAACTAACGGAGTATCATTAACCTCTACCCCAGAATCTTGCAATAATGGATGGTCTTCCTCAATATCATCAGAACTCCCAAAACCACCCTCTGTAGTGAAGAAGTAAATATGCTTATTATCAATAATATCGTTTACCATCTCTTTAGAATCTTTATAGGGTTGACCATCGCCCGACCACGGTTCCATAACATAACCAATAGACTCTAAATAATCCCACTGAGATTTGGTTTCGTTAGCCATAGCATTATAAGAGGCTTTTACTTCAGGGTCATTCGGAGCGTGTTCCATAGACTCATATGCATCAGCTATATTTTTAGCCCGACTAATATCTACCGACACATAATCCGATTCAATACTATAATTCAATCCCTGCTCTTCAGCAAAAGAAACTAATTCATTATGCAAATCTACATTTTGTCGATTTGGTGGTACAGATTTTTCTGTTACAGGCTCATCAGTCTTTTCTGGAACATCGGATACAGGACGAATCCACCTACGGGGTTTCATCCAATCTCCAGATTGAGGAATAAGACCTTTCCTACGAGCATCGGATACAGATTCAGCAGTTACCGCTTTCTGAATAACCATAGATGATACAAGATTATCATTATCTTGACCAAGAGCAACTATATCAGGACAAATACAATCATGAGGACACTCACAATCTAAATCTGTTACACAAGCACAATCATCATCACACTGAGAGCAATGAGTAGATTTATCAAGATGTGTAATTCCTTCTGCTAACTCTTTAGTATTCGGTTGTGAAGAAAAAAACTTTTGTCTAGACTCAGGAAGTATATCCTGTTTCTTAATGTCCAATCCTTTAAAATCAGAAAAATCTTTATACTCCCCCATCTCATTAATCCATCTAGGCTCGCCACCCACAAGAACCTTCTTCCACGTTCCAGCAAGAGGTTCATAACCAGTATCTTCTATAACAAACTCTGTCTTACGATGAAGTTTACTGTCAGTAGCCTTTTCTATATTCTTACCAACCTCCCTAACAGATTCTTTTGTTATAGAATCAGAAACTTCCTCACCATCTCTAATGACTGTAGGAGTCTCATAAATTTCTACATAAGTCTCATAATCCTCTTCAGTTAAATCAGAATCTTGCTTATCTATCTTAACGAACTCTGACACAATACTTGGTGATATAGAAGTCCAAGGATAATCCTTTCCATATGTAGGATATTTCTTAATTTCTTCATCAATCCAAAGATTAAAGTCTTCAAAATGGTCTGGGGCTGGTTCTAAATAGCTCTTCTGTCTCTTAGATTGCTCTAAACCTTGCTGAATATCCTCCTTAGTAAAGCCACTAGCAATAGCTTTTTTTATGTTCCCTATAACAATTCGTCTATTTGTTAAAGTTACAACTTTCCATTCTTCTAATTCCTTTTTCTCTTTCCTTATCTCATTTAAATAATACATAGTAGTAGAAGAATTTTTTGCACTCGCATAAGTCCCGTGTTTCTCTTTCCACTCTGCTAACTCATCTTCAAGGTCTTTAACAATCTTTTGCATTGCCCCCGCAAGTATTTCTGACCGAACATACTTTTGAAATCCTTGACCAACATAAACTGGACGTTCCCTGAGATTTAAATCCCCTTTGATTTCTTCTTCATTTAAAGGTCTAACTTCCATCTTATCTGGTGAAGTTGAATTAAGTATCTCCATCAACTCAAACATCTCAGGATTTATATCTCTAAGCAATTCTGTGTTCGTCATGTACGTCTTAAAACATTCAGCAAAGAACTCTGAAACATTACGTCGAGAATAATCGGATGGAAATTTTTCGTCCACACCCTCATGAGATGCCAAATCAGCTTTAATACCCTGATGTGTATCTAGTGCATCTCTATAATGACCCTCTACCTGTGACCAAAACCAATACGGTATATCATCAGTAACTTCGGTAGCAACACAATGAGCAAGTTCATGAATAATAGTATTCATGAATGCATCCTCATCTTCTTTAGCTAGGTATGACCAATCGAAGGGAATGTCCTCCATTTCCAAAGTTTCAGGATTCCTGACCCAGTTAGTAGCCGAAGTATATTTTGGAAATCTATCAGTTAGTCCATTTAAGGACATCTTCTTAGTACCAACATGAACAGACCCGAAAACCTCACCAGTATATCCATCAGCAGCCTCTGAATCCACAACATCCCAATTGAAGTCAATCTCATTAAGTTTATCTATTTGCCATTTAGGAAGGGTGCGTTCCCCATTTTCAAATGGATTAGGTTTTCCAAGACCATCCAACGCTTTAAACAGAACACTTTTTCCTTTAGATAGAGTCTCTGTAGCCCTATCTTTTTCATGTTGAGACATCCCGGTTTTTGGTCTACCTCTACCTATACCGGGAAAACCCTTTACTTCAATAGTAGGCTCAAGTTTTTTCTCTATATCAGCAGCCGTATATACATTTTGAGTAGCAAGAGAAGCCTCATCCTCATCAACAACATCAGCATCTTCTGGACGTACCCACCGTCTGGGACGCATCCAGTCACCAGACTGCGGTATAAGACCCCTACGTTTTGCAGAAGCAATGGATTCAGTAGAAACAGCTTTTTCTAGAGACTCATCATCCGAAAGTTGTTTCTCTTTTTGCTCCCTAATAAATTCGGATGCTTCACGTATAGATTCTTCATCAACAGGATTACCAATCTCTATTGGGTCATCAATTTTACTTAGGTCTTTTCTTTCCATTGGTTTAAATGTATGGGAAGACTGTTTCTTAATATCTACATCTTTTCGTCCATACATAGAAATCCACGGCTCTACATTTCCATAATCTGGATAATACGTAGAAATAACCGAATCAATTATTTCTTCATATACTGGTCTAACATTCGGATAAAATTCGTCATAAGTTTTAAATTCCCATGACTCAACCACTTCCCTCATTGATTCTGGTAGCGTATCTATTCTTTCTTGCATTCCTTTCATGCTTTGATTAACTTGTTCTTGAGACTCTATTCGACTTTGTAAGTGTCCCATCAAATCTTCTTTAGTAAGGCCCATACCAATAGAGTTACGAACATTGTTAGAAAGGTTTATTACAACTTGCTTTCTTCGTTTTTCAATGTCTTCTTCTCCTGTATTTCTAGAATCTCTACCAAGATGATATTCAAATCGCTCAAAAGCAAGCTTAAATTCTTTAGAAGCAAGAGAAAACATATTTTTTAAATCGTATTTATCAAACTCTTCTTCAGTAAACGGTCTATGCAAAGAGTCCAATGAATCAGCTTGATTTAATATTTCTAGTAACTCAAATATCTCAGGATTAGTCCGTTCTAATAAATCAGTTTTTGATATATATGTCTTAAAGGATTCTGCAAAAAACTCATTTGAATCCACTGTAGAATACTTAGATACAAACCCTTTTCCTGATTCAACAGCATTAGAATAAGCATTTCGTAAATGCGCCGTAACCCAAGATGGAACATCATCTCTCATATCAGAAACTATAGCATGACCTAACTCATGTACCACAATTTCAGCAAGATGTTGGTGTCTTGTAGCAGGATATTGTTGCCCATATGTAACATGATTTTTTGTTCTCCAAAGAACTATATTACTATCTACATCACAATGAGCAGCAACCCCACTAAACTCACCACCTGTTCTCGTTTTCATATCGGAATCGCCGGGAGATTCATCCCACTCTAACTGAAAATTACCTATAAACCTATCTAATTGCCATTTAGGTATATTTCTTTTCCCTTCTCTCCCCCCAACTGGCCTATGTAGTCTATCTCTCTTAGGTTCCCCAAATCCCTCATAAACATGTTTAGGAGTTGGGCCTTCCTCACCTCCGTCAAAAGAGCCAACAACTACTTCTATTATGTCCTCAATTTGGTCATAGGCAAGTTTATACTCTTCGCTACCAGCCCATGTGCCGTGTTGTTTTTGCTTTTCATTAAAATCAAAATTAATAGAGACTTTATCTTCCACAAATTTTTTAACTTCATCATACGAATAAACTCGTGGAGCATCTGGTTCCTCAACAACAACATCAGCGTCTTCAGGCCGAACCCACCGTTTGGGACGAATCCAGTCACCAGACTGAGGAACCAAACCTTTCCTCTTTGCTTCTGCTATTGATTCAGAAGATACAGCTTTGAATAGCCAATCCACCAAATCACCAAGACCCTTACTCATATATTTATTTCGTACATACTCAGTGGCTTCAGATGAATCAGCTATTTGCCCTGTCTCTTGATGAGATTTAATATCTCTGAGAATATCTCCTAATTCTCTCCCCTCTGTAAAACCCATGTCTTTCAATTCATGACCAGTTATCAAAGGTTTTATAGTACCTTCAAGAGTTAGGTTAGATTTTTCAGCTACTTCATCCAATCTCAAATTAAACCATTCAGTAGCATCATTATCGGGTTCTTCTATTCCCCCATCTTCGGCCCGATTCAAACGTCCAAGAATATCGGCCTCAGAAACAGCGGATAAAAGTTTTAGCCTTCGCATACCATAACGATTGATTAATTTCCTAAACGTAGCATCCGATGTTTTACTCCTAAAATAATTCGGAGGAAGAAGATGATTCTCAACCAAAAATTCAACATCATTAATCAAATCAACCTCTCTGGTCAATTTAGATAAAAATGACCTAGTGGGGTCTATACCAGCCGCTTCATGCCCATGTTGAGAAACTGACCCATCTGAATGGTATTCTGTAGTACTTGGTTTACCAAGGTCATGACATAATGATGCCAACATGATAGTAATTTTTTCTTTGTCTGAAGGGAACCTCTTTATAACATCCGTAGCCCTATCAAGCACCATCTTAGTATGTATGAATACATCGCCTTCTGCATGATAATCATCACGTTGAGGAGTCTCATCCAAAATAGCTATCTCTGGAAAATATCTTGACAATACCCCCATCTCACTCAAAGCATCCAAACCAATAGATGGAGTGTCTGACTTCAATAACATCTTAGTGAATTCTTCGTTAACCCTCTCTATAGGGAGCTTAGATAAATCCATTTGAGATGCTAATTCTTGGGTAGATGGGTCAATATTAAACCCAAATCTGGCAGCAAACTGTGCGGCACGATAAACTCTCAATGGGTCTTCTACAAAAGTCTCATCATCAATATGTTTAATCAGCCCATTACTAAGGTCTTCTTCACCTCCAAAGAAATCAAGTATAGTACCCTCTTTTACATCATACATCATCGCATTAATGGTGAAATCCCTACGTCTGGCAGCAGTCATAGGGTCAAGAGTATGGTCTGGTACTACATCAAAATCAGTATGTTTCTCCCCAGTTTGTGTCTCAGTTCGTGGAAGAGAAATATCAAAATCCCCAACCTTAAACACACCAAATTGCTTACCAACTTGTTCTGAACTTCCTCCAAATCTACTCTGTATGAGTTCCCCTAATTCATCTTGTGGGACTCCATACATCTCAATATCAAAGTCCTTACAATCCTTGCCTATCAAAATGTCTCTAACACAACCACCAACTAAATAAGGTTGTCCGACCTCAGATAAACTATCCAACACATGTTTCAAATCAGGTGCAGATTCGATTATAGACTGTATCTTTTCAGGTGGAGATAGTGTAGACGAGTCGATACTACGAACCCACCGATACGGATGCTCCCAATCCCCTGTCTTCGGCTCTAATCCCCTTCTCCGCATCTCTGAAGGAATATCTCTTTCTTGTTTCTCAAGCCACTCATTAAGCATGGCTACAGTTATATGTTCTTCATCAGGAGCAGACGTTAAAATCTTAGCCCAGTTCTTTTTCTTCTTCCCTGCCCACGGTTTTTTATTATCTTTACTAGGGCCAAATGTACGAGTGAAAGTATTGGTTCCTTCTGATGTATGTGCAGTACCAGAAAAACCACCACCATCACCACCACCATCTTGCTTCTGTATCCATCCTTCTAATGTATCTGAAGACTTTATCAGAGGGTTATTTAGTGTATCCAGTTTTGAATGCATACTGATACTGTTTTTCTTTACATCTCCAGCATTAACTTCCAAAACATATTTAGATGGACGCAAAGAAACCAAACGCTCATTATCAGGTTGAGCATTCTCGATAATCCATTTGACTCGTTTATCAGCCCCAATAAAAATAATGTCCAAAGGAATCTTCATATTTCTCATATGAAATATACGATTAACCTCATCTGGAAAAACAAAAAGCATCCCTCCATTAGATGGGAGATGCGTTCTAAAAGACAATCCAAGACTAGTGAGGTGAGGAGTGTTTGCTACTTCAACCCTATAGCTGGAATTATTGACCCGAATATTATGTATTTGTGGCATAAGCCATCCCAAAAAAGCTTAAAAAACACTACTCAACTTCTCTTATAGGACAACCATTATTCTGCCACTCTTCTAAATCCTGTTGAATATCAACAAGTGTTGTACCTTTACTTAAGAAAAATTTTTCTCCCTTATGTACTGTGACAATAAGAGAAACAGGTTCCTCATTTTCCCAAACCACATTAAATAAAGCCCTATCAAAAGTATTTTCTATCCATAACTTAGCTTCAAAAGATAACAAGAGAGGGCTACACCCCAAGAAATTCGTCATCAAGTTCCTCAGCTTCTTCTGGGCCATACATAGCAGTATCAACTCGACTCTTTCTATTAGCTGATAAATTATGTTTTATATTCTCATCATGTGGAGGATGACCATCATGATGATGTAAATACTTCTCAATATGCATTAAATTGCCGTTTATAAATGTAGCTTCATAATCATCATTTGCACTATTAAAAAGTACAGTTTTACCATCATCACTAACAGATTTTATAATAGGGGAAAAGTACCCCTTTTGTAATAATTGTTCATACCATGTCCCACCAGATTTTTTCATCAATGACAAACCAAGAGAATCCAATGTAGGAGTTGCTGGGCCATCATCACCACCTTGTTCTGGTGGAGCTTCCCCACCACCCATCATACCGCCCATATCACCACCACCCATACCGCCCATACCGCCCATCATGCCACCCATGCCCCCCATCTGGTCTGGAGCTTTCGCTTCACCAGAGATTAAGAAGTCAATATCATCAACACTAACTCCAGAAGAACGAGATTTCACATCAAACCCCATCTGGAAAAGCATGTTAGCAACGCTGGCTCTCTGTTGTGCAAATGAAATCTTAGTGGCTTCGGCCTTCTCTTCAGGTGATGGTAGTTCCAATACCCAATCTGTAACACCAAAAGCCTCAAGAATATTAGGGAAAACTTTTTGTTCCAATAATCGTTGGTCATGTTCCACAACACGAGACATTACGGCCAATTGCTGTGTATTAGAACTCAAGCCACCATATGCTTCTGGAGAACCTTGCCATGCTGGAGTTACCCCCCAAAGAGAAGCTATTCTTTCCCGTATTTCATTACGAACCGGAAGATAATCCATTTCTTGCAACGTATGGAACAACCTAACCATCTCAACTCTACCACGACTTTGGCGAGTCGATACAGCAACCATTGGGATATAATTAGGGTCTTGCCTCATTCTAGACGCTATATGTTCTCTCTCACGGCGCATAGATTCTGGGTCATCAGTAAATACCATTATCATGCTAGCTGGCATATTACGTTCCCAAAAATATCTATACAGATTCTTATCCATACCAACCAAAGTCAAGGCTTTGTCTAGTATAGTCATGATTGGACTCCAACCATATAATTCATCAGTGTAAAATTTTCTACACGCAATGATTTCAGAGTCCAATAAATACGTTATATTTTGACCCTCACTAGCATAATTATTTGCTCGTGTAGCATTTGCCTGACCCCCATAGCGATACATTTTATACATTGCAGGGACTAATGTTCTACCACACTCATCACAATCTCCAGCCTCTGGATAAACCTGTTCTCTATGGATAAAGCAAAACCAATGAGAGTTTTTTGGAAGCCCATTAGTATCTAAATCATATTCAATCAGAGAAGGATGTATTCTGCGTATCTCAATTGGTTTAGACCTCACTCCCTCTGGGCCATCCTCAATATATTCCTTCGATATATACAACCACCCAATATCAATGGCATTTACGTCAAACCAAAATTGACGTAAAACCTCTTCAAGAGATTGGTCAAAAATATTAGAATCAGATAGAAATTTCTCCACACCTGTTCTCTGAGTAAAATCAGGCTCAATAACCTTCCCTTTACAAGACGAACAAACTTGTAAATAATCCTGAAACTCTATTTCACAAGCCTCACATTTTGCAGCAAATTTTGGTTTCCACTGAATGCCCCTTCTAAAAACCTCACCAATTATATGATTAATGGGGCCACGAATCTCTTCTACGGTCATTGCAATTGTAAATAAATCTTGAACCAGATTCATTCGATACGCCATTTGCTGACGCACCCATTGATTTACAACATGGTCTAATCCAAGAGAAGGTACTCGATATGTTTCAGGACTCCCATCAGAAGACGCTTTCATCAAATCAACTATATTAGACAAATCATTTAATTTTTGCTGATACTGTAAAACGCCCGGTAATTCAGGAAGAAGTTCTGCTATTTTCATTTACATAACCCACATTATTGTTAGTCACCAGAACCTAATTCACTATTCCCACCCAATAATAAAACTGCCTTGGTTAAGTCATCATTCAACGTCCCAAGACTTGACAATTTCAACAACGTATCTAATTTTTTATTAGCAAGTTGAAATGATTCTGACACTTCAGCCTCTACCAACATTTTTGTAGTATTTGTAGAAGTAGTATTTTCTTCTAATTCCATTTTAAGATTATCCCGTTCCTCACAAACTGAATCGTATGCATCTGCGGAAATTGAAAACTCCCCAGACTCTTCCATTTTCTGCATCATACCCAGCCGTTTAGACTCATTTATCAACTCAAGAAACTCGCCTTCAGTTAAAATCTTAATGGCTGGATGGTCATCAGGAATATCATCCTCTAGATTTAAACCCTCTAGTTCTTTATGCCACAGGTCTACTATTCTCCAAGTACCCTTATCATCCCTAGAGCAAACATACTGTTTATCAAATTGACGTAATGAACTTCCTAACATCTTATCTTTCCTTTACTGTATAATAGAATATTCTAACATATAGTTAATGTAAAAACTAGCTACACTTAGACCAACCACAAGAATTGCATGTTATGCAACCCTCAGAAAATACAGTTGTAGTACCACATTCTGGGCATGTGCTACCAAACCCTAGCTTACCATTTGAAGATATAGAAACACCGTCATGAATATCAATAAAATGAGTTTTCAACCCTAAAGCAATGGCATCAGGAACAGAATGAACTTGTGTTCCCTCACTCCATACAGGACAACAAACTATGCCATTCAATTGTTGATGAATTGTTTCAGGCATTATTTTATTTCTCAAACATAACGAAACCAATCGTGAAATAGCTTCTAGATAGGCCGCATCGCATTGACCAGATTTCCCTATTTGAGAAAATACTTCAAATGGATTCCCGTTGTTAGAATTCAATGTCATGAAAAGTTTCCCATGACCTGTGGTAATCCTAGAAGTCACGCCTTGCACTGATTCAGGTCGAACTAATACATCATTACTAGAAGAAGTCCCAGTATTATCTCCTACAGAGGAAACCAATACTTCTCGTTCACGACTACCTGAACGATAAACTGTAATTCCCTTACACTTTAAATCTCCAGCCATCATATAAGCATCCCAAATATCTTGCTCTGTGGCACAATTGGGAAGATTAATGGTTTTACTTACACCAGAATCAATATAATTCTGCCACATAGCTTGAATATTAATATGCCATTTATAATCAATCTCACTAGACGTAACAAATAAACTTCGCTCATGGGAATCAGAGAGCAAATCTTTAACATCATGACCCTCAGAAATATATTTCTCAATAGAATTTCCATTGTTATCAAATAGATGAGAAACACGATTCTTCAAATCTTCGTGTATATAATAAAGTTCTACTCCCTCAAGTGCAGCAGATAAATTGTGCTTTTTAAAAGCCAAATCAAACAAAGGCTCAATTCCAGAAGAACAATTTGCAATCATGGAGATAGTTCCAGTAGGAGCAATCGACCTTCGCCATGCATTACGCATATGTTCCCATTCCCCACCATGCTTAACATTCAATGGACTTTCATCAAACGCAGGAAAATCTCCCTTCTCTCTCCCTAAAAGACAAGATGAAGCATCAGACTCTTCCTCTAATATAGCCCCTAATTTCATAGCCCACTCAACGGATTCCTCAGTATCATACGGAACACCTATCTGGATTAGCATATCTGCAAAACCCATGACACCTAACCCGATTTTTCGGGTCTTTTTATTCATCTCAGAAGTTTCTTTAGTGGGATGAATATTTACATCTATTACGTTATCTAAAAAGCGAGTCGCTAACTGGATGACTTCTCTATAATGTTCAAAATCAAATTCTCCATCAACCACTAATTTAGATAGGTCTATACTACCCAAATTACACGACTCAGAGGATAGGAGAGGTTGTTCTCCACATGGATTTGTAGCCTTGATAGTTCCTAATTCTGGAGTCGTGTTATCTTCATTCATACGGTCAAGCCAAACCATACCCGGCTCCCCATTTAACCATGCCCCATGAATGATTTTAGAAAACACTTCTCTAGCCCGAATTAATTTCCCTTCAACTCTACCACACGTATCCCAATCCATAGACTGACCCATACCATTTTCAGAGGTCTTCACAGGATGCCGTTCACGACACATAGGCCAAGTCAAATGCAAATATTCATCTGCCTTCACAGCATCAATAAAATTCTTATCTACACCAACAGAGATATTGAAATTATGAATTTTACCTTCAGTAGTCTTACAACCAATAAATTCTTCTATATCAGGAGAATAAACCTCTAGTACACCCATATGTGCGCCATCACGTTTGCCACCCTGAGTAATCATCGTGCCTACCTCAGAAAGCATACGCAAAACAGCAATGGGGCCACACGCCTTTCCATGAGTCGTAGTTATCGGAAATCCTTTAGGACGAATATCAGAAAGAGAAAAACCTATTCCACCACCATATTTTTCTATCATGGCAGCATCATAAGCCGTTTGCATGATAGAACTCATACTGTCCTCAAGGTTCACAACATAACATGCAGAGCCTGTTCCAGCACCAGTTCCCATATTCATTAACACTGGAGAATTAGGAAGAAAAATAAGCGGAGTCAGTAACTCTTCCTTATAGCGATTCCCCCAATACTCAGAATCTTCTTCAGCATTAGAAACAGCAAACGCCACCCGTGTAAATAATTCATCTGGAGTGTTTTCCTTCAACGAACCATCAGGATTCTTTAAAAAATACCTACTCTTTAAAATTTGCAACCCATTCACAGTTACAGGGGATACATAATCCAATGCCAAATTCTCCATTATATAAACCTCAAAAAATATAGTACTAGTAGTCTAACCAAAGGGGAAATCCGTTACCTCTTCATCAAGTTTCCCTAAATTAGAAGTTCTTTTTAACGAAAGAGAGCCAGCATAGCAGGATAGACATAGCGAATTCGCTGAAATCCAAGCATTTTTACTGCCACAATCAGGACATACTTCATCATTAGTCTCATTAGTATACCCTTCATCGAACTTGGGTTCAAGTGAATTTTCATTTGGTTTTGGGGTGAAATCATTCATATCCCCAATCAATGAAGTAGAAGAAGTTTCTTGTTCATAACAAGCAAGTAAAGCCATAGCTACAGAAAAAAACGAGTCACCATGTCCTAGAGGTGTTTCAGGTGCTTTCAAATCGTTATTAACACAAGTTATTTGTGAACGTTGTCTTTCATCAGCTATCAATTGAAGTCTACCAGAATTCACATATTCCTCAAAAACTTGTGCCATTCTGCGTTTTTGCTTCAAAGTAAATGTCAGAGGATTCCAAATAGCACCCAACCCCCGTTCCTCTAACTCCCCCCTAGAATTATCAACATAAGCCCTATCCAAATCAAAATTTTCAGCAACTAAATTTAAATGAGCAATTTGGTCTGTATAATCCCAGTTATCTAAAAAGGATTGGTGTATTTGAGTAATAACTTTATTTTTAATTTTAAAAATAGCTAAATGTGATGGGTGACGTTTCTTACCTACGTCAAATCCCGCAAATGTAAAATCAGCTTCTATATCATGTTTTTTATATGGGTCTAATGATTCAAGTTCATCATTTTCACAATTACCAATATCTTCATCATTCAAATAACTTTCAGTACTTAAATAAGGAGTTAACATCATTTCCGACGCAAACGATTTCGGTCTAATTTGCTTCTGATGCAATAATTCTGCTTCTGTATATAATTCTGGCATCAAGACCCTTCTACCGGGAATTGGGTCTAATGCTGGGAGAACTCGTGAAATAAAGCGTTCATCCCCCTGTAATTTAAAAAGCAAGTCTCCCGGTAACATCGGAGTACCTAAAACAATTACTGGTACTCCCCTATTAGGTATATAAAGAGTTTCAGTGTAGAACCACTCTTCAATTTTAGAAAGGCTAGAAATATTCAATGGGTTTTCAGGGTCACGCATAAGGTCATCACAAACAAGTGCGCCATTCAAATGCATACCACGCTTAAAGGAAAAAAGACCCCCATGCATAACTTCAGCCCGTGAACCATTTACTAAATATCTAAACGAATAATCAGCATTAGGAGAACGGTCAGTCATCCAGTCCATTAACTGAGGATTTCCACGTATATGTCGATTCATCTCAGAAATATGATAGCGAGACATACCATCGCTATATGAGAGATAAAGTATGGACGTATCTTGAGGAGAATTTAAAATACGCCAAACACAAAAAGCATACCCCAAGATAGTCGATTTCATATGACCTCTTGGAAGTATACCAACATAATGTTTACCATCAGCCATTGCTCTATCTACATCATCACATATAACTCCAACATGCCATGCATCAAAATAATTTTTATGCTCGTATCCTTGACTCCAAATATCTCGTGTGAATTCCCAAAAAGACCCAGTGTCGATAGATTGTCTATCATCGAGAGTATCTATCATCTCCTGTAAGCCATCTTCAAATGTAACTAATGTATCATTCTTTTTCTTATAAGTTCTGGGCATAGAACACTCTCAATAAATAATTTATGAATCTTTATACTTCACTAGCAACTTCCTAAAATCTATAGCTAAATTCTTTAATGTGGATTCATCATCAATATGGTTTAAAATAATAGACATACATTCTTGCACAAATTCTAAATTGATTAATCCACCACGAACTTTCCTCTCACCCTGAATACCTATATCCATAGCTCTAGTGGCTTCCATCGCATCACCAAATTGCAATGTCTCTAAAGCAGACCTACCTTTATCTGAGAGATATTTATAGCTGTCCAGTTGTCTTTTCTGGTCAACTACTATTTCATCTTCATCCAATTCAGATAATTTTTGAACAACAACAATTTGCTGTCTGGCTCGCAAGTCTTCCCAATCATATTTGCGTTTCCACGCATATAGAGCATTTACACTCACATCTCGACCAAACTCATCACTAAGAGTCTCAGCCATTTTAGAAAAAGATTTACTCCCTTCCAGATATAACTCTAATGCTCTTTTGCGCTCCTCTTCAGTAGATGTCTGTGACCTCATTAAACTTACCCTTACCGAACTCCATAAGCAGTACCGGGGTCAACTGGCCCCGGTATTATTCCACCATATGGAGTACCGTCAGATTGTAATAGTTTAGAAAAGTCCATATGACCTTTATATCCCTTATCACTACGCACAGTGCAAATGGTATTAGAGTGCTTTACTTTAGAACCTGTTTCAGTAACGTTAATTTCTTTTAGACGTAAGCCAATATCTGCCCTACCACAAACCCCATGAAAAGAATCATCTTTAAAGGGCTTATGATTTAGACCACGATTCACAAAATACTCATAAGGTAAAGATACATTAAACAGGCATTTATCATCATTACAATAAACGACTTTAGAATACCTTTTCAAGACTTCTATGCACTGGTCATCAGACTGGCACTTACACGACACAGCACTATCTAAACAACATTCTCTAGACTCAGTTTTTTTCTTAGCCATCAACTACCACTTCCTCTTCCTTCTCATCAGTTAAAAATAAATCTCGTATAGCGTCTTTTCGCCGTTCCAACCTCCTAGACATTGCCTTATGAAAATCATCTGTGGGGTCTACTAGGAATCTAAGTTCTTGGTCATTAAAAAACTCATATAAACGCTCTGGATGCGTACTGAAATTCATCCATGCTTGAACATCCAACCCAAATCCTAATTGAGTAACAGTAACTCTCGATGTCAACCCTAATAAATGACCAGTATCACCATGAAACAATCCCCCACCAGAATTTCCAAATATAGCTGGGGCATTAGCCATAAGATAATTCTTTTGCTCTATAACTTCTCGCAAAGAAGTTATTGTACCAATATTTCCAAATGGGTCATGCAATAAACTACAACCACATGTCACAACATTTTCAAAAAAACGAAGCTCTTTAACTTCGTTTTCAGGGATTATAGAAGCCACATGTTCCATTTTAT